TATACTTACTAATCACTATGAAAAACCATTTCAACCTTTCTTTGGTGGTAATGTCGCTAACATGCTGTTTGAAATGGCTGATGGTACAACTACATCATCCTTAAAAAGTACTATAAAAGAATCAATAGAAGTATATGAACCAAGAGCGCTAATCCAGGATATAAAAGTCGTAACACAGCCTGATTTTAATTCAGTTAACGTTACTATAATTTTTCAGGTAGTAAATTCAAGAGAGCAAGTTACTCTATCTACAACACTTTCAAGGTTAAGATAAATGTCAACAACTATAAAATCAACAGCTTTAGATTTTAATAATATAAAAAATAATTTAAAATCTTATCTAGCTAATAAAGATGAATTTAAAGATTATAACTTCGAGGGTGCTGCTCTTTCTAATATTCTTGATGTGTTAGCGTATAACACTCATATTAACGGACTTATTGCTAACTTTGCTTTAAACGAATCTTATCTTAGTACTGCTCAGTTAAGAAGCTCTGCTGTATCTTTATCTGAAGGCTTAGGTTACGTTCCAGATACTAAAACTTCTTCTCAAGCAAAGATTAGAATTTATTTTACTAATACTGAAACTACAAGAACTAAAAAAATTACTCTTCCTGCTTATACGAAATTTACTAGTGAGGTAGATGATGTAACATATACGTTCTCTACAATTGAATCTGTAGAAGCAGAAGATGATGGTACAGGTTTCTATGAATTTAAAACTGCTGCAGGATCAAATCAAATTACAATATATGAAGGAGATGTAAAAACAAAAACATTTCTGGTAGGTGAAGTTATTGATAACCCTGTATATATTATTCCAGATCCTAATTTAGACGCTGATACAGCTATTGTAAAGGTATACACCGATACAACTGGTAATGACTTTACAACATACTCTAACATAGTTAATGCAAGAAGTATTAGTTCTAGAACTACTATCTATATTCTAAGAGAATCACCTAATGGTAACTTTGAACTGTCATTTGGAGATGGAGAAACGTTTGGTATTGCTCCTGTAGCTGGAAATAGAATTGAGATTCAATACATTTCAACCAACGGAAAAGTAGCCAATAAAGCCACTTCGTTCGCACCAGTATCTCAGCTCTCTGCAGGTAATATTACGGTATCGTTGAACACTACTACATTTACTACCTCTACCGGCGGAGACGATAAGGAGAGCATTGCTTCGATTAAGAAGAATGCACCTTTTCAATATGCTACGCAAAATAGAATGGTTACCGCAGCAGACTACACATCTCTGATTTTAAAACAATATTCTACTCTTATTAAAGATATTACTACTTTTGGAGGTCAAGACGCTCTAGAACCTGAGTTCGGAGCTGTATTTACTTCTATATTATTTGAAGATGATGTAGATGAAGCAACTAAAGCTTCAACTAAGATTGATATTGAAGGGTTAGCCGAACAAGTAGCTATATCCGGATTTAATATTAGGTTTGCAGATCCAGTTACTACTTTTGTAGAGTTAGATACTTTCTTCCAATTTAACTCTACTCTTACAGATCAGACATTAAACGCAGTTACATCGAATGTTTCTGAAACTATTAGTAATTATTTTTCTAATACAGTTGGAGGTTTTGGTCAGTCATTTAGAAGATCAAATCTTCTCACATTAGTTGATGATGTAAGTTCTGCTGTTCTTTCTAGTAGAGCTAATGTTAGAATGCAACAACGTTTTGTTCCTTCCTCTCCTAATCTTATAGCAGTTATTAATAACCTTACAAGTAATAGAATCGCAAATGATTCAGTAACTCTTAATTATGTAGTTAAACTTGTAACTTCTAATCAACATGACAAAGCAGCTACATTTTTAATTAATAATGAGTATGCTACTTCTTCTAACTTTAATACTGTAAGATCTGAATTACTCGGTGCTTCTATTTCTACATCACAAACTATGAAGTTTCCGGTATCAATAGCTACTACAGATGATGATGAATATATAATAACAAGTAGTAGTTTTGTATTTAACAATAAAACTTGTAAGATACAAAATAAGCTTTCTAGTAATGATTTACAAATAGTGTTAGTATCTGGAGCAGAAGTCGTAGTAGATAATATCGGATCTTTTGATTCGGTTTTAGGGACCGCCACAGTTAACTATTTTAATCCACAATCTATTATAGGAGGATTTAGTTATGTTAAACTTGCAGCTGTACCTGCTAACCAAAGTGCTATTACTCCAACAAGAAACGACCTTTTAGTTTATGATGCCGATGCGTCTACAACTAAGGCAGTATCAACGAATGCTCTTAACTAATGACACATAAAAGAGATTTAACTTTACTTGATAACAATCGGAAAGCTCTACCTTTTCATAGAGCTGAGATCGAAAAGGTATTGCCTGATCATATAGTTCAAGATAATCCTAATCTAATAGAATTATTTGAATCTTATTATGAGTGGATGGAGAAAGATTCTAATCCTAATGGTATTTTAAATAGAATATATTCTACAAAAGATGCTACCTCAATACCTAAAGCTCAACTACCTTTTTTAGAAGACGAGCTATTATTAGGTGAAGCATACTTTGGAGGGTTTATTAATAAGAGAGAAGCTGTAAAGTTTTCTAACTTTCTTTATAGATCAAAAGGTACAAAATATAGTATTGAGCAATTCTTTAGAGGTTTTTTCGGAGTTGATCCTGAAGTAATATATCCTAAAAATAACGTCTTTAGGGTAGGTCCTGCTATTGATTTTGAGAAAGACAGTATCAATAGTTCAGGTCAGCAGATAAAAAATCCTGCATCTCAGATTGGTCCTGAGTCTCTTAAATATATTACTAATGATAAGTTATATCAAACTCTTTCTATTCTTTTAAGAAGTACAGTTCCGGTAGGTAAATGGTTAGATACGTATAAATTATTTGTACATCCTGCTGGATTCTTTATTGGTTCAGAGCTTGTTATTGAAGCATTTAATATTAATCCAATACCTGTTTTACAAGATGATGTAGGAGAAAAACCAGAAGAGTTTATCTCTATCCAGGTTGTTGCAGCATTTGATATTAGAGCGGATAAAGATATCACATTGCTGAATCCTGGTGACGCAGTGTTTACGGTTCATCGTCAAGATGTAGATACGTTTATAAATGTTGCTAAAGATGTAGTATTAGGTGATATTGATAATTACACGTTTGCCGAATTACTTTCACCTAACTCACTTACCATGGATGACTCTGATGTCGTCACTCTTGTTAGCTTTGATGAGGATTCAAGCGCTACTAAACTTAAAACATATACATCTACATTTGATAAAGGTATATACGATACTCAATATGATTCAGCTAATTAGGTTAATAACCTATATAAATAATGTTAATCAATTAAGGCATAGATATGGTTCAAGAAGCAATTAATGTTGGCTCGGCTGCTAATGACGGTACAGGTGATACCTTGCGCTCGGCCGGTAATAAGATTAATAACAATTTTACCGAATTATACAATCAGTTCGGAGGCGCTACTTTAGGTAACGTAACTAGACTTACTGATAGTGGTATTTCTATTATTGGTAGTAGTTTTCTTACTCAGGTAGGAGCAGCAGATCCTGCTACTACAATTAATATAGATTTTCCAGATTCAGCTGGTAATGTAGTAGTTGATACTGCTACGCAGACTCTCACAAATAAAACTTTAAGTGCAGATAATAATACTATTTCTGGTATTGCTACTTCTAGCTTTGTATTATCTAATGCAAATGGAGTTATTGACGGTTCAGCAAGTCGTAAAACTATTCCTACTGGAGTAGTTGTTGGTACTACGGATACACAAAATCTTAGTAATAAGACTTTAAATCTTCCTACTATAAAAAGACCTAATGTGCAAGAATGGTTGGCTGATTCAAACGGACATCCAATGATTTCATTCACCGATACAGCTAATATTAGGAATAGGATAAGAGTAGAGAGTAAAGCTTCTCCTGATTCTCCTATTATTTCTACAGTAGGATCTACTGATACAAATATTAATTTAGAACTTAACCCTAAAGGTTCAGGATCTGTAAGAGTTAGTAAACTTGCATATATAAGCGGTACTATTAGTTCTACAAGTACTGTATCAGAAAACGTAAGTTATATTCAAAGCACAGCAACATCTAATATTGTTGCTACAGTAGATAATGGAACAACTATAGGTGAAGTAAAAGTATTTACTCATGATGGAGCTAATACTACAACTGTTACTCCAACTAATTTTTCTCAAGGAACTAGTATTGCACTATCACCAAATGATACGGTTATGATTATTTGGAATGGCTCTCAGTGGAGTGTCATAGGTGGTGAAGGCTATACAATTTCTTAATAGGGTATAACAATGGCAGCGATAATTACAGATAAAATTAAACTACAATTAGCTCAGACTATCTTTGATGAGTTTAATACAGCTAATCTAGGCGATTCTAATAACTATTATTATATTGGTGTGGGTCGTTCTCAAGAATGGCAAGCTGCAGCGCAAACTGATGTAGTACCCAATACTACAGCTGCTGACAATCATGATAGAGAAGAAAGACTGTTTAGATATAATCTTCAGTCAGTAAAAGCTGCAGAGAATCTTTCTTTTGTAATCCCCGGTGGTCCAGATTATGATTGGTCTGCTAACAAAGAATATTATCAGTATAGTGATGCTGTTGCTGGCCAACCTCAAAATACCTACTATGTAAGAACAGATGAAAATAAAGTTTATATTTGCATTCGTAAAGGTAAGAACAGTGACGGTACAGCTAAGACATCTACTGTAAAACCAGATCATACTAACACCGCTCTTGTACCAGAAACAGATGGATATATATGGAAGTATCTGTATACTATTACAACTACTGCTGCTAATAACTTTTTAACTACTAACTTTATGCCAGTTGAGTTTGTTGATTCCGCTGCACCTACTGATCCTAGATTTTCTCAACTATCAGTTCAAAATGCTGCTACTCCTGGACAAATTATAGGTTATAGAGTAATTACTCCTGGCGGGCCTTATTCAGGTACGGTACACAGCTCTGGTATAAAAGTAGGTCCAGCGCTTACTATTGTAGGTAATGGTTCAAACGCAAAAGCCTATGCTATTCTTAATCCAATTAATAATTCTATAGCAGCTGTTGAAGTAGGAGATAGTCCTGATGCCGCTGCTATTTCATTTGCATCTGATCAGGGAGCAGGATACAATTATGCAAACGTTAGTGTAAGCTCTGCTACTTTACAGGCTGGAGGTTCTGACGCTGTTATTGCTCCTGTCTTTGGTCCTAGAGATGGTATGGGAGCAGATGCTCGTAGAGACTTAAGATCTACTTCATTAATGTTTAATATCAAACCTGTAGGAGGAGTTAATGTAAATAATGAACCGACATGGCCTGTTGATCAAGATTATAGACAGATTGGTTTGATTAAAAACATTAGAACTGATAGCGCTAATGGTACTCTGTTTACAGCAGAAGCAGGAACAGCTCTTAACAGAATGAGAGCTAACCTAGCCTTTGGTGATGGAGACTATTTACAAGCTTCTGGTGAATATCAATTAGAGTTTGATGATGATCCTATCATTTACGGTACAGACAGTAATGCTGCTGGCTATATGGTATGGAACGATGATAGTGCTACTATTTGGTATCATCAAACAGAAGAAACTGGATTTACTCAGTTTGTAGATGGAGAAGCAGTTACTATTCCTGGTAAATTTGCTGGTAGTATGACTATTGATTCAGCTAACATTGCTCCTGATGTAGATAGATATTCTGGAGAAGTTCTATTTGTAAGTAATCAATCTGCTACTGCTAGAGATCCTCAGCAGACAGAAGATATTAAAGTTGTAGTAAGACTATAAGGATAAATCATGGCAACTACAGTAAACGAAAATACATTTCTTAGTGTCTACAACGATGATTACAGAGATAGTGATCACTACCATAGAATTCTTTTTAACAATGGTAGAGCGTTACAAGCTAGAGAACTAACTCAATCACAAACTATTATTCAAAAAGAAATTGAACGTATTGCTAAGTTTATGTTCAAACCAGGGGGATTGTTTAATACCTCTTACGGCACTTCAAACAGTGCAAACGATCCTATTAGTTTCGTAAGAGTAGAAACTCTTCCTGTAGGTTATGACGTTTTTGTAGGTCAAACATTTGCTAATCAGCTTGGAGTAAAAGCTGTAGTTAAGGCTGTTATTCCTTCTACTACTGTTAATAACTCTGTAGGTACAGATGCTTATAATACTTTATTGGTAAAATATATTGATGCCAATTCTACTAGCTCTGCAGATACTACAGTATCGGTTAAATTTAATCCAGCTGATACTCTAACAGCTACTATTAGTTCTACTTCCTATGAACTAAATGTTTCCACAGATGAGCAAGTACAAGACGCTACTGGTAACGCATCCTTCTTAGAAGTTCCAGATTTTAACACCTTTGCAGCAGGTCATCTATTATTTGTTGAAAAGCAGTCTTTAGTATTAGATAAGTTTAATTCTAACTTTAACGGCACTGTAGGATTTGAAGTAACTCAAGAGATCTATAATACTTCAGATAATGTCGCACTATATGATAATTCAGGAGCTACTCCTAATGTTACTTCTCCTGGTGCTGATAGATTAAGAATTACTCTTACTCTTATAAAGGAAGCAGATAAAACTGCAGGTAAGACTTTCTACCCTTTAATGAAATTAAACGAAGGCTATGTTGTAAATGTAAACACTCCAGATAATGTACTTGCGGCAGTCGGAGGTATAATTTACAATAGAGCATACGATACTACAGGTAACTTTATTGTAGATGAGAGATTAGGTAAGTTAGACTTAACTGTATCTACAGACCCAGATAGCGCTGATTATTTACTATACCAAGTTTCTGACGGTACTGCGTTTGTAAACGGTAAGCGTTATCAAAAGCAAAACCTTGCGCCAATTAAAGTGGCAAAACCGAGAAATTTAGTAAATGACATTACAACTAAAAGTAACGAGTTTATTTCAGCAAGATATGGTAACTACTTCCTCACTGATGGCTCAAACACAAAAGGTTTGTTAGACGCTATAAACGGTTTTGATTCAGTGGGTATCTATAGCGGTACAGCTACTTCTGGTAATGCTATTGGTAAAGCAAGAATTAGAAATATTGATGAGTTTGATAACGATTTTAGATTACATGTCTTTGATGTAGAAATGTATGGCACAAACTCAATTAATAATGCTAGAAGTGTAGGTACAAGTTCTTCAAGCTATGGAGATATAGTACCAATTAATTCTAATTATGATCTAATAGATAAGCTAGAAAACAATCTTTTATTTCCAATGCCAGGAAGAGTTAATACTGTAACTGATGGCACAGTAACGTTTAATGTTGGTAAGGTTTACACAGCAACCGCATCAGGAAACTCGGCTACATTCTCTACAGGAGGTAATACCTTTGCAGATCAAGAGCAATGGATTGTAGAAGAAGTTGCTAATAGTAACAATCTTGTTTCTCCTCCAACTGTATCAGGTACTCCAACTAGCTCGGCTACTATTACTGGATTAACTAACGGTACGGTGAGATTGTTCGGATATGAAAGAAAAACTGGTGTAAGAAAAACTAAAACATTAGTTACAGGTCGTACTCAAACTCTTTCACTTACTAATGGAGTGTTTAAATTATCTCATCATGACATTTATAAGTTTACTAGCGTTGTAGATAGTACTACAAGTGAAGATATTACCCATAGATTTATTTTTGATAACGGTCAAAGAGATAATTTTTACGATGTAGGTTCTGGTAAATTAAGAGGTGGTGCTGCTGCTCCAGTAGGTACTGTTGTAGTAACTTTTGATAGCTTTGATCATAGCGCCGGTGATTACTTTGCTGGCGGCGCTTCATATCCAGATCTAGAATATGATAAGATTCCATACTATAATTTAGAAACAGGCGGTACGGTTAGATTATCAGATGTTTTAGATTTTAGATCTGTTAAAGATGATTCAGGAGATGATTTTGCAGGTACTGGATCGGTAATTCAGTATATCCCTAGAAACACTGATACTATCGACGTTGGTGAATATAAAGTTTGGGAACCTAGAATTGACGTAGTATCTATTAATGATAATGGTAACATCGAAGTACATACTGGAGTAACAAGTTTATCTCCAAGCGACCCAGAAAGTGTACCTACATCATCTATGAGATTGCATAGGATATCATTAGCTCCTTATCATCTTAACGAACGCGATTTCATGCAATCTAAATATGA